GATCTTCCGGATAACCCACTACTTGTTATCGTTAAGCACGTCGTTGTTCCTGCCGCGATTGTTGTGGCTGTGACTGTAATTGGAGTAACAGCGCAAGCAAAAGTAAAACTTCCACCAGCGGTAGCACCATTTTCTGCTTGTGTGCTTAATTTTGCAACATTAATATTTACATCAATTGTTACAGTTCTAGTATTTGCATATACATTATCGCCAACAGTTGGAACTACCCCACCTATCCAAGTTGCGGTACTACTCCAGTTTCCGTTTGCTGCGGCAAGTATATTAGCCATTTTTCTCCTTTAACCTTTAAGCATATGGAGCAAGATATCTTCCTGTCCAACTATAATTAGTTACACTTTGATTAAAAGCAACAAGACCTGCGGAGTCTATGCTTAATCTAGTAATATCCCAAACGCTTGCGCTTTCAAGCGAATTTTCTGGTGCTGTTCCACAATATGAATAATCATAAGGACTGCCAGTAACAAAATCATGGCGCTTCTCTAAAACTCCTCCGCCTCCTGCCGCTTCGCCACTAAGAAGAACTCCAGTGCCATTTACAGTTGGGCGATTAATAAAACTTGCGCCGCTTGCTTTTATATTTCCATTAACTTCTAATTTTTCAGAAGGATTATTTGTGCCTATACCAACTTTGCCATCTTTTGTAATTCTTAATCTTTCATATCCTTGACTTGGATTTTCTGCTGTAAAAAATAATATATCTCCACCTTGCCAATTATATTGTTCAAAATCATTATTATTTATTCCACAAAACATACCCTTACCTGATCCACCACTATTTAAAATTTCTAAAAATGTATCTTGATTATTAGATTGGAGACTTAATGTATATGGATTAGTTATATCTAATATAGTATCACCAATTGCTAAACGACCACTTTTAATTTGATTTCCAGTAGTATAAAGAATTGTATTTGGTAGATTTGCAACTTCTCCGCTTAATAGCACTCCAGTTCCATCTACTGTTGGACGATTATTAAATTGACCATTTATTTTTGTTACATATTTATTATCAACAAAACCACTATAAGTAGTAATATCTTGAACTGCCGCAATATCATTTAGTGTGGAAAGATCTGATGCACGACTAGATATACCAAATTTAAATTTATCAGTATGATCAAAACCAATTATTGGCCCGAGATCATTTACTCCAGTAAGACCAACTCCTGTAACAAAAAAGATTCCACCATCTATCGCACCACCAGTAAGATTCAAAAGAATATAAGGACTCTCAATATAATTTTCTGTTACATTTGCGATAAATTCATCACCAGTAACATAAAGATTGTGAATATAAACATCTTCATTAAAATATTTTGTGCCAACTATATTTTGATTTCCATAGGTTAGTACTGAAACTCCACTGAGTGAATTTATCTTGTTATCTAATGTAGATCCTGTGTTAGTAAGATTTGTTATTGTTGCATAAGTAGAGCTTGCAGTTGAAGAAGTTAAATATGAACTTAAGTCAACACCAGTTATAAATCCACTAGGATTATTTTTTGTATAATAATTAGAAAGATCTACTCCTGTAATAAAACCACTTGGATTATTAATAGAATAATATCTTAGATCTAATTCACCAGTATTAATTTGTCCCGATGCGCCTTGTGGACCTTGTAATCCACTTGGTCCCTGTAATCCACTTGGACCTTGTAAACCGCTTAAACCTTGTAAGCCACTCGGACCTTGTAACCCACTTAAACCCTGTAAACCACTAGGTCCAGTTAATCCCTGTAAACCGCTTGGACCTTGTAATCCACTTGGACCTTGAGGACCAATCAAACCTTGAAGACCCGAAGGACCTTGAGGACCTGCTGGACCTTGAGGACCAGGAATAAAAATATTTGTACCTAAACTTTGAGTTGGTGAAGTAGTATTTGTTACTAACGTTGCTGGTATTGTTACGTTAGAGGATACTTGCTGTGTTGGAGATGTTACATTAACATTTGTGCTGCTTGGCAAACTCACATCAACATTTATGTCTGCCATAAAATTATCTCGTTACTTCTGGTAGGATTGAAAATTTTCCTCTTAATAATTTAATACTATTGCCTGATATATTTCCAGAAGGATATCTTTCTATATCATAAACGTATTCATTAACTGGTATTGCAGCGCTTCCTGTAGATGGTATATTAATAGCTATAGTTCCAGAAATATCGCTAGTAATTGTTGGTTGCAAATCTAACATTATTCCTGTTGATCCGTAGCTAGACCTTACTTGTCCTCTAACTTCGTAACCGCTTAAATTAATAGCTGCGCCAGTGCTATTTAATATATTTAAAGTTAATTGAATGTAATCGCCTTGAAGACCAGAAATGTTATATGATGTAGCCATATAAAAATATTACACGGCTACACTTTTATAGCGAATTAATTTTTAAAATTTAACGACCTTCTGAAAGAATGTCTTTTGATTTCTTCGAGAGCTTTGAAGTATTATCAACATTTGGTCTAGCCAAATACATAGAAGAATGCTTCTTAAACTCTTGCTTTAATCTTTTAACTAGAGTTTCACGATCATCAATTGGAACCAAGCCAATTTTAATTGCGTGAGATTGAAGATCACTTTTATTGAGTTCTTTTAAATATTTATCGTACTCTACTGGATCAAGAGTTCCATATTTCCTCTTACCATCATCTCCCCAGATTTGGTCTAATGTAATTGGTCTATTCTCTACCTTGCCATGAGTTTGGCTAAGATTATCTAATTTTGACTTTTTCTTTGGCATAATAAGTATATTATCTCCTTGATTATATTATATCTAAAAAATATAAAGATGTCTAAAAAAAGAAAAACCCGAGGGTGATTATCCCTCGGGTTTCTCTAATTTAGTAACTATTAGGCGTTACTTACAGTGAGACCGGCGATTGCACGAGAATCGATACAAACGCGACCTTCTTCAAGGAATCCGTAGAATCCAATCTTCTCTGAACGAGCAACGAATTGATCGTCTGGAAGAGCACTGAATACTCCACCGGATTCGGCTTGACGGGCTACTGGACGTACGAATGCGTCCTTGGTCAAATCTAGACCAACGATTAGTTCGTCGGTTGTAGAATCCCATGTACCACCACTATAGAAATCACTAAATAGTGTTTGATACTTTTGACCTTCGCCAAGTTCGATTAATTCATGGATTGTGATTCCATAAATTTCTTGTGTGCCTGCGCTGTTGTAGATGCCTTCACGAACATTAGCTGGCAAGTCTGTTGTAGCAGAGATACCCATTGGTTGATAGGCGAATGCGCGAATATCTTCTTTAACCTCTGGGCTGACGAATAGATCGGTTAGACCGTAAGCATCAGTTGTAGAACCACCAGCATAAGAAGTATTAATTCTTTTTACTCTGGTTACTAGAGCGTTAAGCATTGAAAGTTGGAAGGTAGAATCTGTTCCACCAGCTTTTTCAATAACATTACCGGAATTAGCAAGAGCTTTTAGAACTACTGCCCAAGCATTGCGCTCTTGTTTTACAAGAACTTCATTGCTCATGCGCTCTACGGCTTTGCTAACTACGTCTAAACGACCACGACGGGCATAACGTTTTAGGAAGCTAACTGCGCTATCTAGACGATAGGTGCTAACTTTCATTTCGCTGAAGCCTTCAACTGTGGAAGTTGGAAGACCGCCAGCTACTGTTTGACTCCATGTGGTTACATATCCTTCACCTTCGCCAGCAAATAGGTCGAGAGGAATAGAAGGACTGTCATCTTCGTCAAATGGAAGATCAGTATAAACTGCGGAAGCTGTGCCAGCTTGCATTAGGACTTTGTTTACAACTGGTCCTAGGAAAGCTGCAAATGCTTCGGTAGCTTCTCTGGCTACGGCTGTATCTCTACTGCCCATAGCTTTGATTAGCTCAACTTGTTCTGGTGTATTTTTTAATCTTAATTTCATTTTAAATGTTCTCCTTTATAAGATTAGAGTTCGATCTTTAGAAGAGCGACGTTGTTAACGGCTGTTCCGAGCCATGTACCAACTTTGACTCCACCTGCTGGTAGAGCGGCTGTTGATTGTAGATCGCCAGCGGTTGCACTTACTGAAGCAACGTGACCGGCTGTAGCATTGACACCGCTATAAAGAACTAGTCCTTTTGTAAGAACTGGTACAGCTTGTCCGCTAATTACTACGTTCATTTCAGCGGCTTTACGTGGATTGAAAACTAGTTTCTCACCATTTTCATCTAGTTCACGAATATCTAGAAGGGTTAAGCCTAGAGCAGAACTGCCAGACGTGGCAAGACTAACTTTTGGTGTAACACCATATCTTTCGGAAACTGTATTAGCATAGGAAGCTCCGACACTGCCTAGCATTGCATTTGGTGTAGAAAGTGAAGCTGTTAGTGGATTAAATCCAGGAGCTTGTACTTTAACTACTGCGCCTTTAGTTAGTACTACTGAAGAATCTTCAGCGTTACCACTATAGGCGAAAAGATTTACGACATCATGCTCGTCGTATTGTCTGAATGGTCTTAGATTGTGTGCCATATTTTCTCCTTATTTGTTGATTAATTCAAATCCGTCAAAACCGAAAGCTGCTGCGTATTTTTCTTTTACGCTTGGCTGAGCGGCTGGTGCCGAATTTGGAATTTCTGTAGAAGCTTTTGCGCCATTATCAACAGCTTGTTCAACAACTTCCTGAGTTGTTGCTTGGACTGGTGTTTCGGATGCTTTAATTTCTTCGGCTTTCGCCATTTCTTTTTGCATCTTTTCGGCCATAGCTTTTTTGTAAGACTTCTTCTTCTCTTTCATGAGAACTGACATTTTGTTTTTGTATGCAGAGAAAGCCTCTTCATTCAAATCCTTGATGTCAGCAGCGATAACTTTACGATCTTCGTCTTCAAGATCATATTCTTCGTCGAGAGAAGCCATTCTAATATTAAAAGTTTCTTCTTTTGCTTTTGCTTCTTGTTCAGCTTCTAGAGAAGCAAGCTTTTCTGATAGTTCAGCTACTTGTTTTTTGACTGCTTCGTGTTCAGCAGTGACTGTAGCGACTTTTTCGTTAGCAGCTTTGAGCTCATTTTCTTTTTCTGTTTTTTCAGCTAGAAATGTCTCGTTAGCTTTTTTAATTTCCTCGGCAATAAATTCAACTACAGAACTAGCTGTAGCTTCTTTAAGGAGGGAATCAGTAATATCTTCAATTTTTGTTATTTTCATATATATCCTCTCTTTTTTTACATTTAAATTTTCCTCTTGGGAAGTATTATTTTCTGAAGCAGAAACCGTTTCTACCTCAGTTTTTATTTCTTCCGGTTGTACCGGACCAATAAAATCTGGATCTTCTGGGTTTGGAATATGCTTATCCTCTGAACTCTTATTGTCTTTTAACATGATTTGAACTGGTTCAGCTTCTGGAGTTGCTACGCCTTGAACATCTGCGGCTGGATTTAGAGTAAAACCTATACCTAGTGGTACTACTTTACCAAGAACTTGTCTATAGACATATTTACCATCTGATAATTTACCACTTCCACCAAATCCTCTTAAATTATCCTTTAATTTATCTATTTGAGATGCATCAGATACTATAGTACCATTCTCTATATTCTTCTCGCCATCATCTAATACTACAATATTAAAATCATTAAAGCCAAGTTCCCAAGAAGCAGAGATAGTCATATAATTTTGGCTTGTTGGATCATTGCTCTCTTCGATCTGTTCGGCTAGATCACGATCTACTATTTTCCAGATGACACCACCGAGAGTAATATTAAATGGGGTTTTTAAATCTTTAACATCTAATTCTGCTAGACTTTCATTACTACCAAATTTACTAAAGCTAGCAGATAATATACAACCAATTACTTGATTACGATTATGTTCAATATTAATTGGCTTATTAATAAAATTCTTAGCTATTTTAGCGGCAGTTTCACCATCAATTACATCACCGTTTTTATTAACGCGATTTACAACACAAGCATCAAAAGCAACTGGAAGAAGATCTACATTCTCTTCTGTATTAATATCTGGTAAAAATTTTCTTAATTTATTCAAAGAAGCAACTGATAGATACTTATCTTTTTCTTCACTTACGACTGGACGAATTTTAATATTTGCAAATACTGATTCAAATTTTAATTTTTGTTTTTTCATATTGTAAATCTTCCGTAACCAAATATTACACCATCTTCTTCGTCATCGAGATATAATTCATCAACTGAAGCAAAATCAAAATCATTTAAGTTATAAGTTTCGATATCAGAATCTGCTTTTTCAAAATCCTCGTCTGATGATTCAAAACTAGCCTCAATTATTGTTTCATATTTAGCTCTAGCAATATCACTATCAGCTTTGCGATAAGCGTCTTTTACTGGTTTGCCACTAACCATTCTAAGAAATGTATTTACTCTAGCCATAGCCCATTGACCGCGAGTTTTTCCTGGACGATGAGAAGAAGAAAATGCGCCAGCGCCACGACGATATACTTTCTTTAATTGTCCGAGAGTTACTTTTTTCTTATTTTTACTATTGTGTTCTTTAACTTTATTTTTAAGAGCTTCGATTACTTTTTTAGAAAATTCTATAGCTTTATCACTTTTTGTACCAGCACTTCCTGGTTTATTTTTAGAAGAACCTTTGCGCCTTTCAGATGGTTTTGCTGGGGTTTGTGCGGCAGATCTTGGTCCTCTTCTTTTGGCATTAGATTCTATGCCATATTTTTCTGGATCGTAAGTCATATTAATATTCTTATATTATATAATATTTACACTTAATTTAAATAAAATTTAATTAAAATTAGCATAATGGATAGAACATTATACTTTTTTATTTACTACTGCGCGATAGCATCCAGTATATACAGCGTACTGCATTGCGTCTTTATTAGATATATTTGTATCTAAAATTATTATAAATTTCTTGTAAATCTGCTTGAGAAAGAGCTAAGTTATATGTATTAATTACACCAATATCTAAGTTATTTAAATATCTTTTTCTTTTCTTTTCTGACTTTGAACCAAGTCCAAAACGAGTTACTCCGCCTATATTAGATTTACCAAGTGTTATGTAACTAATTTGAGCAGAAAGTTGATTAGGTCCACTTTGAGTATATGTATGACTGGTTCCAGTATTTGAGTAAATAGTACCATTTTTCCTAACAAATCCAGGAGCTAATGGCATCAGAAACATTTTATCGGACATTTTTCTTTTAGATGCAAATCTACCACCTCCCGCAGAGACAGATCTATTTGGTTGTACTAGAGGATCAAATGGTAGTAATGCTGTTGTTTGTAATTCTCCATTAATATAAATTCGTACATATCCAGATTCATCATGAGTCATAGTAAGCATATACATTGTACCAAATCTATATTTATAATCTGTCATAACAGTAAAATTGGCTGGTTCAGATAGATAAGCTGTGCCTAAAGAAAAAACAAAACTAAATGGTTCAAATTGAAGCTTATATGCTAGATTGCCATTAATATTATAATATGGAGATCTATATCCTATAGAAATATTTTTTCCTCCATTAAGTCCACCTCCGGTAAAAAATATCCCTTTCTTTTCGCGCACAACACGATTAATGTCATTTGGGTTTCTATGAGAAACTGGTCTTTGCAATCTAATAAATAAGTTTAGTGTGCATGGAATAGGACCACTACCTTGCATCCCATATTGAAAAATATTTGAATCATCATTCTTCTTTAAAAATAAAAGAGGTTTTTTATTATCTGTTGGTGGTTGCTGTCCAATAATGTTTTCTGTAGTAGCTATACTAGTATAATTCTTATTATATTTTCTTGGTTCAATATCTGATAAATTATCATATTTTATGTAAGACAAAGTATTATTTTTTATAAGAGCTTTCTTTGTGTTAAATGACGCATTCATAATTTTTTGATAACTTATTGCGTTACTTGCACCAATTGATACAGCATTATTATTTATCTGATAAGATCTTATTTGAGTAAGATAAAATGGATCTAATTTTGCTGGTTTATTTGCAATAATAAATTCTTGTGTAGAAAATGTAGGAGGAATTTCACCATCTGGATTATATGCGTCTGACCAATCAACGTCAGTTGGTAGAGTACTAGCATTACCTCCTGCAGAAGTCTTTCTAAAAACTTCAGGATAACCCGCTCTTTCTAATGGGTCAAATATTATCCAGTCTGCGCCATCATAAAATATTTCTATATCAGGATCATCTTCTTTAAGATATGCTGGACGATTATTAACTGTATATAATTGTTGCACATATATTCCATTAACAAAATATATGCTTGAATTTTGTAATAATAACTTTACTGATCCATTTGTTATCTCACTGTTATAAAAAGCTGGATCAAAAACGAACTTTAGAGAATTTTCTATTACACCTGTTGGTAAATTTCCAGGCGCATCCGCTTGAAACCAAGTAATAAAATCAAACGATGTAAACGTTGCAGCAATTCCTTCATCATAATTTGGATCATACGCCGCCCATCTATCTATCCCATTCCAAACAATTGTTTTGCCATCTGGCCCATTAAAAGTTGTTGTTCCGCCAGAATTTCTAGTATAGACTCCATTGCTATAATCTGCGCCAGATAATGTAACTTTACTTATAAAATTTAATAGAAGATCTTCATAATCTCTTACTTCTACTGTTCCACCTGCGCCTTTGGCTAAACTTCCTCCTGCTCCTTTTTTCTTGCTTATTTTAATATTCATTTTTTATATAATTCTTCTGTTGCATCATATGCTGCGCCACTTGTTGGAGTGTCAGGATATTTCGTTGGTAGTTCTCTACTCTCATAGTTTGGTTCAGAGCAGCTAATCAAAAATAGTAGTGGTAATAATAATACTAACTTTTTCATATAGTATTATACTTACACATTTAATGATTCTTCTATTAATTTAGCTTCAGCATCTCTTCTGCGACTCATGCCTTTCTCTATACCACCACCAATCCATATTCTTTTCATTGCTCGAATTTGATCTGCTATTTGAGATAATATTTTTTGATCAAAATTTTGTGTTCGTGCCATAATATCTCGAATAGCTTTCATCTCGCGTCTACGATCTCCTTCTAAAGCTGCTCCACGATTAAATACAAGACTAACTAATCCGCCTTTAGCATTTTCTGGAAGTTTATCAAAGTTAGGAAAAGTAGAGCGAGTAAGATCATAGAATTTCTTTACTGTTTTATTCATGAATACTTTTACTGATAATTCCCAAGGAATAGTAATATCTTTTAGTCTGCGCGCAAGTTCTTTTGCCTGATAACCTTTTACGCCAACAACGCGATATAATCTATCGAAAATCTCTTTTGGAAGGTCTTTCCAATCATTACTAAATTCTGTTTTATTTACATATCCAGTATCGTAACCTACTCCGATTGTAACTCCGCTTTGCTCTCCTGGCCATGTTGGATTTTTTAAAAATTTATTGTAATAGTTTTCGCCGCCACCAACTTCAAAATCAAAAATAAGTTTTAAGGATTTATCGTTAAGCATAGTTAATTATTAAGATTTAATTTTCCTCCAAAGCCCAATGAAACTTGAACATTATTTGACCATGTAGCCTCCCAAGGATTATCTGTTGAATTTGTAGCTACAGATAATTCAACACCTTGATTCGATAATAGATTCCATCTACTAGTAGAATTATTCCATCTAACATTAAAAAGTAAAGAATCATGCAAATACCAATTTCTTCCATTTATTAACGTATTTTGTAATTTATATACTCCATTTACAAGCGCAATACTATAACCAGAGACACTAAGATTTTGTTTTTTAATAGAAGTTTTGCCTTGATAATATTTAACTAATACTGCACCACTATAAGAATGATCAAGAGAGCTATTTATGAAAATAACTGAACCAACTGGAATAAGAGTATTATCAATGTTTTGTTCTGATACTGGATCAATCCATTCTGGGTCATTATTTAACGCTGTAATTGGTGTTGAATTTATATCTCCATTTTGCCATATGGATATTGTGTCTGAACCCGCAGCGTAAAGATCAGAAGCATTAAATATTTCATATAGATATGTACCACCTAATAAACTTTTAACTCTATAATAAGTATTTGGTTTTAAACCAGAGACTCCTGCTATAGTTTTTTGACTAAAAATTAATTTACCCATTTTAATTATTTATTTTATCTATTGTTTTATCGATTATATTATCTGCTGGGACTTTTTCTTTTAGCCAAGAGTTCATTACTCCAAAATAAACAAGATGCTCATTATCAATTAAAAATAGATCATTACCATAGCGATCTTTGTATGGTTGTATGCCAGCGTTCTCGACTAGTTCAATAGCTTTTTCTTTTTTAAATTTTACCTTATACATTTTAATTAAATTATTATAGCGCTCTTTTGCTTGAGGAGTAATTACTGCTCCATTTTCAAGAAGAGCTACTAAACCACCATTATCTTTATTATAATTACTTGGCGTAGAAGCATCGTAAGATGCGGTACTGTCTTGTATTTTATCTGGTGTTATTGTAGCGCAACCAACAAGAAAAAAATTAAGAACCAATATGCTTACGAACTTCTTCAAGATTTTTCTCCTTGACTGCTTTTTCTATTTCACTTTGATGATCAACTTCTTTTTGAGCTTGTTGACGCTCTTTCATTTCTTTGGTATTCTTTGCGCCAAAAACATTATTAATTGCTTCGAATATTCCCCCAACAAGTCTTACAACTGCGCCGAGGAGTTCCGTCACTTTAGTCTACGTATTCTTCTGTAGCGTCTTTGCAACCTGCGGCGATTGCATTAAGAACTTTTACAGCAAGAGCTGCGTCTCCGTTTAATTTAGCAAATTGTGCGGCGTAGATATCTTTGACTGCTACAATATATTTTGCCCAATGAGTTTTTTCTGCTGGAAGATAATCAGTAAGAGCTTTCTGAAGTTGATCTGGAGTTGGAGTTTGACCGACTGTAAGACTCTCTACAACTGTAGAGATATGATTAATCATTTTTGCTTTTTCTACCCTATCTTCTGGTGAAAGGGCTTGTTCAAGAACAACTGTACAAGCAAGAATAACTGCTGGTTTAATATAAGGAAGAGCATTCTCTACTGCTGTTGTTCCGCCAACTTGATTATCTCCACCAGTATTTGTTGTAGAGCAACCTACCATAAAAATGCCCATGAGGGCAACAGCAATTAAGTTTAGTTTATTCATATATTTTCTCCATATCCTATTTGTTTTTTAATTCTTTTTTTGGCTTCTTTTGTTTGAGCTACTTTACCACCAGTTACGGCAGCATCTTTTACTGTAAGAGCAAAAACGATACCGCTAACGACAGCAATTAATTTTGAAATTCCAATTATATATTCTTCTGCTTTATCTGGTAGAAATGCAACAAGCGAATTATCTCCGTGAATCGCAAAGGCTGTTGCTACGGCTACAACTGTGATAATTCCAGATGTACTAGAACGCCAATTTGGGCCAAATAATTTAAATAACATATTCTTCATAGTATATTACACTATATTATATATCATAATTAACGACATATCAAAAATAACTTAATATTTCATTTATATCAAAAGCTCTAGTTAAATCAATATTACATTGATGAGATAATCCAATGAATTCTTGCTCTGATACTATGCCGTCTATAGGATGATAAAATATTTTCGCACTATCTTTGGCTAATATATTTTTATGTAAATTATATCCTAATTTTTCTGGTTTTGTGCCAACCCAGCAAACAACTGATGGTAATCCTAAAGCTGCGGCTGCATGTTGAGCGTAAGAGTCAATTAGTAATCTACCCTTCGCTAATATTAGTAATACAAAGCTCTCACGCCAAGGTAGTGAAATCTGCTCTGCTCCTTCGAATTTTAATTGATTTTGTCTTGATAAATGATAAATATGATATTTTTTACTAAGTTCTTTTACTATATTTTCAGTAAGAAAAGGAGGAAGATCTCTTGACCAACTATAATTATTATTTGGTTGACCTTCTGCCCCACCATTAGGTTGAATAACTAATATAGGTTTTTCTTTTTGAAATTTAAGCTGTCCATCATAAATTTCTACTTGATTTATAAATAATCTTGGCTGTTCATTATTGTATTTTAATCCAAACATTTCGCACCAAGATTGAATTAGATGTTTATTTTGAGCAACATATTCATTACTTTGATATACTTCATTACCAAAATAAATAACATTTTTATTTTTAATAAAATCATTATAAAAGTATTGGACTGTATTAGAGCGATAAACTCTATATACAAAAGGATTATTAAGAAATACTTCTGGATAAGGGCAAATTACTATTAAATTTTTATCTTTATGATTATTCTTTATGCATTCTGCTACTGCTGTTGCGGCGATATGTTTTCCTATACCACCTTGAAGAAAGAATACTATATCCTGCATTTTGTTTTTATATTATAAAATAATATAAAATAAATGTCAAGTAAAAATTAATTGAAAAAAGGATTTATGGCAAGATTTCCATTTAATAATGGTATAGTTGCTGGAATAGAATATGGTTGAACATAAAAAGCGTTATTATTTGATGCTACGACTGTATTTGTTACATCTGTACTAAAATCTATAAGATCGGCCCAATAAGGTCCGCTTCCATAATCTACATATATTGCGCTTAGTACTTCGGAGTCATAATTATTATTTGCGTAAAAAGTAATAAAATCAGCAAAAGAACCCGCTGGATCTGCCCAACTTGGGTTTGCTCCAAATATATTCGCTATTGTTAGCGGGGTATTTACTTTTAAACTAAAAAAAACTAAAGTACTTGGTGAATTAATTGTTATAGAGCTTAATCCAACTAAACTAGAGCTTTGAAATCCAGCTGAAGTTGATGGTAAAACTATCATATTGTATTTCCATACATTATGTATCTATTATTTCCTGTGTTGAGAATAGAGATTGTTGCTCCTGCTCCTGCTGTGCGATATTGATTATTATAACTTAATACTGGAATTGAAGCATTTAATCCGCTACCCGAAATGAAGATTTGACCTGCGCCAATTTGAATAATAGAAGTATTAAAACCAGTTGGGTTACCGCTTACGATCATTCCAGTAATTCGAGTTGCAGAATTAGCTAATATAATTCGTCCATTATCATTTCCAGATATAACAAAATTTGTTGTTTCATTAATAAATTCGGGAATTGCATTAACTAATCTAGAATTTCCAAGATCGATTGTGGAATTTGAGAATCTTAGATTACCAAAAATATTAGGTCTAGCAAAATATACTCCACTATTAAAGTCTAGGGTTAAAGTATTTGATCCAGAAGATAAGTGTTGTCTATTTTCTCCGTCTCCCAAAACTGCAGCACCACCATGACCAGCTTGAATAATCGCACATCTTCCACCAACTATATAAGCGCAAGGAGCTCGAACAGAATTATCAAATCCACCTCCAATAAAACTATATGTTCCTGTTACTTCATTATCAGAACCACCTACGACTGAAGAGGCTGTGCCAGATACACAATTAAGCTCTCCACCGCCAACAAATCCACCTTGTCCAAGAGCACAATTTTGGAATCCACCAACTATTGTAGAATAACAATCTGTTATCATATTGCCTTCTCCACCAAGTATTGCAGAATAATCCGTAAAAATACAATTTAGAGTTCCTGCTCCAATGATTGAAGTTGAACCAATACTACAATTTCCATCGCCTCCACCAATCAACGAAGCATAACCACTTGTAAAATTATTTATTCCTCCGAGTAAGGCTGAAGCATTTCCAGAAATACGACTATTTAGACCAAAAAGCCCGGTTCTAGCAGTTAAAAGATGATTAAAATTTGCATTTCCAAAGAAATCTGGATCTGCTAAATATATACCACTAGCAAAATCTAAAGTTAATGTATGTGCTCCTGATGAAAAATGATTTCTATTTTGTCCGTCTCCTAAAACTGCCGCACCACTATGGAATAGGGAAACTGTAGCGCATCTTCCACCAACAACGTAACCATAATCAGCTAAAACAGAATTTCTATCGCCACCTCCAATAAATGACATGCATCCTCTAGCAAGATGACAACATCCTCCAACAACAGCAGAATATGGAAGTCCTGCTTCGCTTCTTGCTCCACCTAAAACTACTGCATGATCTCCTGTAACTGTATTAAATGATCCTCCTAAGATAGATGCTCCACCAAATCCTCTAATAGTATTTAGGAATCCTCCACCAACAAAACTATGGGCTGCGTGAGATTGATTTACGCATCCGCCAACAATTACAGAATATGGAAATCCTAAAAGATTTTTACCGCCGCCACCTATAAATGAATAACAACCAGAAGTTAAATTTAATTGTCCATTTACAATTGTGCCAAAACAGCCAAGTGAGTCCTGTATGGCGTTAAGACAGCCACCGCCAATAAGACCATAAGATGAACAAGTATTATTAGTATTTCCTCCAACAACTACAGAATATGGAAATGCTGCTATGTTCCTTGCTCCTCCTAAAATTACGTTAGAGTCTCCGCCAGTAATACAGTTAAATGATCCTCCACCTATTACAGACCATGTACCAACATTTATAAGATTATTTGATCCTCCGCCAATAGATGAGCATCCCGCAAGAAGATTGATACGATTAGTGGCTCCACCAACAATTGTTGCATAATTTGAGTTATTAGTATTACATAAACCTCCTGCAATAATCGAATTAAATCCGCCAGATAAGAAGTTACAACAGCCACCTCCAATCAATCCATAATGACCTGTTATAATATTTCTTTCGCCACCCGCAATAACATTATAATCTCCAGATATTCTATTTCCAACTCCTCCTGCTATTGTAGGAAAATCTAACCCAATAGGATTTGTGCTATTTCCACTACCAAATATTTTTACTCCAGAGACTAATTGATCTCCATATACAAGCACCGCATTTCCACTTAAAGTATTTATCGCATTATTTAAACTTGCGCCACTAGATGTAAGATCATTTAAATTAGCTAATCTAACTCCACTATTATAAATTCCGCTAACAAATAAATTATTAGTAAAATTCTTAATTCCAGAAATATTTTGATTTCCGCTTGTATAAACTAAATTATTAGCAAGCACATCTCCTACAACTCTTAAATTTGTACCAGAAATATATACTGGAGAATTAATAAAATTAATATTAACTCCAGTAAATGTCATATCTCCGATTCCGCTAAGATTTAATGCGGTATCAATTAGATTAATACTTTGACCGCTAAAAGTTGTTGTGCCAAAGAATGTTTTATTTCCACTAATTAATTGGTCGCTATATCTTAATACTGATAAACCGCTTAGATTATTAATATAATTATTTAATAAATAGCCAGTCTGATTAAAATCTCCACTTAAAGATGTAACAATTCCACTAAGTTCTCTTATGCTATCATGAAGAGATGCGCCAGTCAAAGTTAAATCATTTAAATTAGCTAGTCTAACTCCGCTATTATATATACCACTTACAAATAATTGTGATTGAAAATTTTTTACACCAGAAACATTTTGATTACCAGTAACATAAACAAGATTGGGAGCAGAGATTGGATTAGTTAATATTACCGTACCACTAGTTATCGTAATATCAACTCCAGAAAGCGATAGATTATCAATATTATTTAAATCAACAGAATTAAATATTCCTGTACCAGAAACAAGTATATTTCCAGAAAATATTTGATTGTTTATAAATGTTTTTGTACCAGTAATCGTTTGATTTCCATACAATAAAACAGAATTACCGCTTAAGTTATTAATATAAGAATTTAGAACTGAACCCGATGTATCAAAATCGCCACTTAATTGAGTTATATATGTATATAAAACTGAACCACTATTATTTAAAGTTCCGCTCAATCCATTTATGTAGTTATATAAATTCTCTCCTGTTTGAAATAAACTAGATGCTGTTGCGGCAGATCCAGTAACTACAGCTTGTCCTTTAACATATAAAGCTTGAAATTGTCCAGTATATCCACTAATATCTCCTGTAATTGTAAAATCTAAAATTTCATTAGCTCTAATTGTACCATTAACAGTAAGATCTCCAGATATATTTATATTATTTAAAAATGTTTTTACTCCAGAAGCTCTTTGATCTCCACTTACAGAAATAAATAATCCAGATCCAATACTATTAATAACAGATGAAATAATTCCAGTATTAGCTACAGCTTGAGAAACGAATCCGCTTAACTCGCTTTGCTCTAATTGTTTTAATCTAATTAAATTCTGCGCCATAGTATTATGCCTCTACTTTTTTACTATGATATAATATACTTGCTACATAAGAATCTACTGAATGCTCGGAAGCGATGTTATTTATTTCAGAAACTATTTCTGTGTTTTTATCTTTTGGTTCATTTACGTAATTTATGGCTGATGATTCCCATGTCTCTGGATTTTCATTAGATACAATAATCTTTGTTATTTCAAAAGCAACATCTTTCTGTTGTTTCGATAATTTTCTTAAAGAGTGCTTTTCCCTAAGTGAAGCTTCGACTTTATCTTGTAGTTTTGAAGCAAGAATGAAATTATTTTTTACTTTTTCAATATCAAAAAATGTTGCTTTAGATTGTCTACCTTGACCAACTGGAGAAATGTTCTTTGTAGACTGAGGTATTCCGCTAGAACCTTGTGGTCTACCTGCTTCCATTTTTGGTCCGCCTATTAGTGGTTGATACAAACCTTGATCTTTTAATTCCCTAAATTTTTGTTGAGCTGAAACAGAATCTTCGAAAGATGGAAGTTTGCCGCTTTCGATTGCTTCGAGTCCTTCTTCTGGAGTAAGCACTCCAAGTTCTACGAGTCTTGTATAAATTCTTGAATATTGAATATCGTCTTTAAGGTCAATATCCTCAAAGAATGGTGTTGGGTAGTTTTTAAATCCAAGCTCTTTACTAATTCTACGAATTTCTGGAAATAAGAAATTATTAAGAAAAGATTCGCGAGCTTGTTTTAATCTCTCAACGAAGACTTGAACTTTAATCTTTTCATTTGCGTATTTTTCATTACCAACAAGAATATTATTTAATCCAATATAGATATCGCGATCTACAAGTTCATATTTTTGTGGGCCAAGAATATTACCAATATCTGGTATAACAAATTGCGCTTTTGTCGTATAATCTGCAATTAAAACTCTACCAACGCTTTGATTCTCAAAAAGAGATTGCATTGCTTGTAGATTCTTTTGATTTATTCCACCTTTTTCTGGATCTGTTCCCATTGTTACCAATAGAATTGCTTGTTGCATTGTTCTTGCGACTGCCATATCCATCTTTTTCATTTCAGCTTTCCAATTAATATCTTCTAAAACTGGGAAGCCCATTGGTACTGCAAATGGTTCGTAATCTTGCTTTTTATAAAAGACCGCAGAGATTCTTTCTGGATCTAATGGTAAAATTAATATTCCAGTACGTTTTTCTTTGATTAATTTTCTTGTTTCGACTGGTAAGCTATTTAGCACTTCGAGATCCTCGTCCGTCTTTGGGCTTCTTAATCTTTCTAATTCGTAATCACTAATTAATTTATAATATCTACCAAGTGAAAAATTAATACTTCCACCAATCTGTACGTCTGCTGGATTAATAATAATATATCTTGCTGGTAGTACGAGACTTGCGGCTTTTGAAGTTAATCCAAAAGTTTGTGATATTTTATTAATATCTTCATCTTTTACTTTAGTATCAAAACGATATATAAATACATTACCGCTACGATAGTATTCACGGAAAAATTGATCTTGAAGATCAAATATATTTATCTTTTTAAATAATGCTGTAAAAAAGTCTCTGCTTTTTTGGCTACCATCTTTAAAGTAAATATTACTACAAGAAAATTCAGTCATTAAATCAATAGTATTTCTAAATATTGCAAAATTATAGTATGCCTTCTGACATAATATAACCGCATCTCTAATATCCATATTAGAATAATTTGCAGTAGCTGTAGCGTATCTGAATGGAATTAATCCATCATCAATATTCTTATATTTATCTGTTCTATTAATTGTGGCAGCTCTATTTCTTCTCATAGGAGGGGTAGAAGAATCTGTAGAAACAGATGACGCTACGCTTTGATAAGAAGCGGTAGAAACCATCAAAGGTTGAATCTCTTCAGCTTTTTGAGTTTTTTGTTGTTTTTTATCTTTTTTTGCCATTTTACTTCAATTATTACACATTATCCGAGCATTATAGGCGAAAAAGTCGGGAATTCTTGTGTTTTTGGCGCGCTCATTATATCATTATAACATTTAACAGCCCAATTTGCTAACATAAATGCAGAATAATTATCTTTTCTTGCCTTATTTGCAGACGCACTCCTTTTAAGGTGTTGAGGTAAATCAAAGCTTTGAGTACCACGGCTTGTAGCTGAATGTTCGATTAATACGCATTGTTTTTTTGTTTGATATATAAAATCATCTTGATTTTCTATAAAGTCTAATAATGTCCAATCCTTTTTATCTTCTGTTTTCATTAATTCTAATGGAATATTTAGATTTATAGTTTTATTAAAGAACTTCTCATCTGAGGCTGTTCTACTTGCAAACCATACTTTTTTGTAATCTATACATGCTTGTAAGTATTCATTAGACTTTCGGATAAAATTACTAGTAAATACCTGATTAAATGCAATCTTTTTATCTTCTAGATTATATTGATTCCTTGCGTTTCTTAATTCGGCTTCATAATCTTGAGCCTCTAATTCTGAATTAAAATTAATTGTTTTAATCTCTAGTCTATCTTTTTTAAATAAAGATGATTCGTTGCAAGCTGCGAGAAAGGTATCGGCGCCTGCATTATCCAATATCATAAAGACAATATTAAAATTATTTAATATGTAATGTAAATAATTGACATGATTCTTTAAATTCCCAAGTCCAGCGTAAGTATGAACTAAAATGCCTTGTCTTTTGTCTTCATCTAACTCCATAACTGCCATAGCAAAATAATCTGCGTTTGGACTATCGCTCATATTAGGGTCAATACCTAATATATATTTTTTACTTGGGTCACCCTTCATTAAAGTATGTGGTTCTTCTCCAACTTGTAGAGTACATTCTTCCATCTTTTTAGCATTAAAATAGCTATCACTTCCATCTGTAAATTGTGCGCAGTATTCTCGGAGAAATCCACTATGACTAGAACCACCAGCTTGAGCTTCCTCAATAATTGTTTTATCAATCATTTCTTCTGGAAGAGCTTGATAACTCATCTGACTAACGAAATAAGTAGCCTCTCCTTTATCTGGACCATTTATCTTATCACACCATTCTCTATAAGTTTTATATAAATTTTCAAAGGTATAACTTGCAGAGGAAAGAGCTATCATCTTACTAGTATTCTCAAAGACCATTCTATCTTTTTCTTCCATTAATCCTTCTGAAATCAATTTATCTTCAAATTCTCTTATTTCCATTCTCTCTTTCATGTTTTGCGGAGCTACTAAGAATGGCATTAATACATTCTTAATAATTTCTTCTGGTAATAACAGGAACTCGTCTAGCACTAGAACATTTGCTCTAAAGCCTCGTATCTTCTCTCCATTAAGTGGAATAGCTATAATACTACCTCCATTTATTTGCCATTCAAATTGATCGTTTCTTTTTGTCTTTGCGCCAAAGCATTGAGCTAATAATTCTGCTCCAGGACTTTGAATTATCTTTTCTAGATTATTGAAAATAAATCTTGCGGTTCTAAATGTTGGACCAGCAATAAGGATCTTTGTATTTGGTTCAAAAATACATTGAAGAAAACAGAAGACTGCGCCCATAAATGATTTACCGCATCCACGACCAAAAACGCACATGTTGAAATTTCTGTTCATCATTGCTTTCAAATGAATTTCCTGATATGCTGCAAGTTTTACGCCACTAATTAGTTCGGTAGAGAATCCAAGATTTGCTCTTAAAAATTTTGCTAAAGTTATCTTTGCCTCCTTATCGTTAAGGAAACCCTTTAACTGAGACAATTCTTGATTTACGTCTTTAATCTCTTTAATATATTTCTCTGGACAATACATCATAAAATTTTCATGTCATAAGCTAATTGTAAATCTATCTTTTTATAAAAACATTTACTAGCAAAGATAGATTCAATAAGCTCTGTCATCTCCTTCCTACCATCAACGAATAAGAATTGAAGATTATCATAACCTTGTAATAGTTCGCGTACATTATGAAATATATATTCTGGAGTAGCTTTTATTTTTTTACTTATATGTGGGAGATATTGAAAACTTAAAGCGTTAGTTAATGTTTCTTCTACCATCACTATTATGTATGCGTTATTTCTTCTGGCTTTATCTATCTCATTTTTAAAACGGTCATAGTTTTTGACGCTCAATGTACTTATAAAATCACTAAGACTTTTTCTTTCTATAAAACATCCGCAATTATTATTTGAGCATGTATAGTCGCCAAAAGATAAAGTTTTAATTTCAAAAGGCGTATTAAATTTTAACCAACTTTGTTCACGCGTGTCTACATATATTGTGTCATTTTGTTTTAATTTATTCTTAAAATTATCACCAATAAGATTAGGATGAATAAATCTATTCTCTAGCCCTATGGAAGAGCAAATATCATAATAGTCTTTAAATATTTTATTATAAAATATTATAGATGGAGCCATAATTGTTCTGAGTTCGACCTGCGTTGGTGCATAAATTAAATTTTTATTATTTTTTCTTTTAATTAATAATTGTTTACAATATTCTTGGGCTTTCTCTATTGGCTGTTGTTTAAGCCATTTCTTCATATTATTCTTATCGTTAAAGTCGCTGCTAAAATATTGTTCTTTAGTTTTAAAATTAATCAATTCGTTGGTTAATAAATCTCTTCGCTCGTAATAAGTTTGATAGTATTTAACTTTATTTAATCCATAGCTTTTAAGTGAAAGATGAAGACTCTTCTCATCTTTAAACTCTTTGCCATCAACTTTACATATTACGCTCATCCATTTAAAATCTCGTCTTTTGATATGCCTAAGATCTTTGCTTTTACCTCGTCCATCGTAGAAAGACGATCTATCTCTTTCTCTACGATCTGCTTTCTCATCTCTGCCATTTTTAATAATTTTGTTCGACTCTCTTCTTCTTTCCACATTTGAACTAGATTAATAATAGAAGCAGTTTCTTTTACTTGTTTGCTAAGTTTTTCACTTCTTTTTATTTTAAGATCATTAAGAAGTTTCTGTTGACGATTGACGCAATCATTATATTCTTTACGAGCAGTATTACTCGCTTCGACTAAAGCCATTGGAATCTTACCATCTTCCTGTATTGCCATATCGATTTGATTTTGTAAGACGTTAATTGTTTGTTGAATATTAGAAGATATAACAACTTCTGTAGAAAGAACTATATATTGATCCACTTCCTCTTGAGTAAGATCACTTTTATCGTAAGTATATCTAACAAAACTGCTCTCAAATAATTCGCGGTCTCTTTCGTCATCATAAAGATTGATTTGATGACAAAATCTAAAAGTATTCATATATCCAATTAATGAACTAATTTCTTTTTTATGTTTATGGGTTAATTTGTTTTTATCTATTCCATCTAGTATATATCTATTAATCTTGGCTATCATTCTTTCTTCGCTTTTTGGTGGACGATATTCATCTGTAGGAATATTTTCATTTTCATTATTATTAAATTTAACATTACTAGGTATATTCTTCATATACTCTAAAATACTTCTTGTTTCTTGAGATAAATTCGTTAAGCTTTCATTCTTAAAAAGTATTTTTGCCATCTCTAATCCAGTCATGGTATGGCAGTTATTGCTAATATATTCTTTTTGATCCAAAGATAGTTCTAATAATCCTTTAGCTTGATACTCGTGACTTTTTTTAGGTTTAATTTGGCGAGATGCTAGAAATGCTTTTACAGCTTTACCCTCTTTACTTCTTCCGTCTAAATCATCTCTATCAAAAGCTAATTGAACTAATTCTACTAGTGATGGAGGATTGTCTGGACGATTATTCCATTCGTTCAAAAGCTTTAGCTGCTGTTCTTCTGTCAGAGTTGGCAATACTTCACTCATAGATTAGTAGATATCTATTTCTCCACTATATAAATGTTTTTTAACTTTTAAAATAATTGATTTTTTAATATTTTTAATTTGTTTATATCCAGCTATTCTATTCTTTTCACTAGTTCTATATCCCATTAATTTCGCAGTTTGCTCTTCATCTTTTCCCTCTACGTATAGATGATAATAAACTTTCCATTCAATTGGCTTTAAGACCTTTTGCATTTTAAAATGAATATTCTTTGCGGCTTCTTCCACATTAATACTATCCATTGGCATATCATTAATCTCTTGAGAATGATTCTCGATACTTACTGTTAGTTTTGTGTCGTGCGCATTCTTTTTGCTTCTTTCCCAATTCGCAAATAATGGGCATGAATTACATTGAGATCCATAGATGGCACATCCATCTTCAGATTCTGCAGCGGCACATTTAAGACATGGTCGAGTAAAATTACTATAATTATTTCTTATTAGATTCTTAATTTGATTACTAATAATTCTATTTACCCAAGGAGCTAAAGGCTTCTTTGCATCGTAAAGATGCCATTTTTTATAAATATGTATTCTCAATATCTGAGATACATCGCTAAAATCCATCCAATTGATGGCTGTTAAATTCCACTTACTTTTTCTTTTAGTAATCTCGGAATTTATTTCGTTTATGCGCTCTTCAAAAGTGGGCTTTTTAGGCATTTTTTCGACCTCTTGATTTTGGTCTTAAAGCGCCAGCTTCTTTTGCAAAATCTTCTCTGAATTTTTTAAGATCAGCCTTCGTTAATTTTTTTCCCTTTTGTTTATTTCCTTTTTGCCTTGATTGACCGGAAGACGTTCCCATTATACTTCCAATCTTTTCTCCTCGACTTTTATTATCAATAATTTCACAATCTATTTTAGATACATCCGGAACATAATTAATATCTGTTTCATTATCGTCATAATCATCCTCAATATCTTCATCAAGATCTCTTGAGATGCTTGGTTTGATTTTTGTTATTGTTGGTTTTTGATTTAGAACTTTATTAACAACAAGCTTATCAAATGACTTTCCACAGGAACTACAAAATTTAGGTTTAGCTGAAGTATAAGTTGTTGGACTACCACATTCTGTACAATATATTTTAAGCATAATACTAATTATACTTTAAATTAATTAAAAATTCAACTATTTTAATTCTTCAAACTTTTCTATAATATAAGCTAAAATATCATTTCGCATAATATCTTCTGTACCAAATTTAAATGTATATATTCCTTTATCGGCGCTCTTCTTATCATCAAAGAGATTATATATTTTTTCAAATCCACTATTTTTAATATCTGCTTGCCGAATATCTCCTATTAATATTAATTTACTAAATCTTCCCATTCTTGTGGTAATTAATAAAAGGTCATGTATGCTTAAATTTTGAGCTTCGTCACATATAATATAGCTGGCATTAATGCTTAAACCTCTTAAAAATCCTACTGGTAGACCTTTTACTCTTTCTTGTTTTAATAACATCTCAACTTGACCTTTTGGTAATAATTCATGAAGTTTATCCATAAGAGGTTGTAGATATGGATCAAGTTTACTATGAAGATCTCCTTTAAGAAAGCCAAGGTTATGAGTAGAGCTTTCTACTGGGTTACGGACATAAAATATTTCTCCAATTTTTTTACTATTAATAGCATTTAAGGCTGCATATACGCTAAGTAAGCTTTTTGCTGTTCCAGCTGGACCTTTACAAAAAACCATCTTAGTATTTTTATCTTGAAGAAG